ATATCCAGCGCCATCGCTTTCAGCTCTGAACACAACTTGTCTTGCCCGGTTTCTCACATAGACTTGAGTTGTCGATGGGGTAACCTCTGATGTTGACAGAGCTGTGTTGGTCTGAAGCGGATAGTCAGCACCCTTGATAATGTAATCGATAGTCGCACCAGCCTCTGAACCCCTAAACGTCAAGTCAGGTATGATCCTGTTCATAAACATTAGGCGTTCGCCATCTGCAATCTCAATGTCGCCAGACTCAATGTAGGCGGTCATCGCCTCACCATCCGCATCATGCCCAACCTCATGCTCATACAGATAGTTGTTCTCGCCATCGAATACGCTTGACGCTATTGGGTTCTGCCTTGTTCCGCCAGCAACCCATGCGCCACGACCAAGTGTTCCTATCGTCCAGCTATTCTCTTCGTAGTTGTAAGTGACGTAGTTGGTAATCTCAGTGTTGTCTGTACCAACAGGATAGAACCATGTGACTTCACTAAACGCCCTGTTCTCTGCCGCAAACACCTTAAACGCCTGACCCTCGTTTAAGTTCGAGAAGACGTAATCCTTAACGGTACAAGGTATTACTTGAACCGATCCGTTGTAGATGTAGAAGTTACCGCGATCCATGAAGTACACAACACCACCAACATCCACCGCAGCGTTAGGCGATATCATCGATGCATCTGACGTGATACGGTTAAACTCAAACACAAATGGAGAACCAACAAACCGCATTGAATGCACACTCACATCCGTCCAGATTAGTATCTCCTGTCTGGTTTGCAGTGCGCCAATAATGATTGAGCCAGAGTTTATGCGAACACCGCCAGCTGTGTTGGTTGCTGTTGGAGTCCAGTCAGCCGCATTTTCCTGATCAGAGAACCGAACAAACAATGGATCAATGGTTGATGACCCTATTGGGTTGCAACCAAACGCAATTACATGGCGATCTGTATCTGACACCATTATTTGCAATGCAACTGTTGGCGCATTAGATGCTCCAGCTAAATCCTCTAACGCGACAGCTCTGGTGCTTGCGCCACTGGATTCATCCCAGTAATAGATGCCACCAGCCCTGACATTAAAGATTAGATCTTCACCAAAGTTGTCTTGGCTATACAAGCGAAGCTGACCAGAGGACGACAGCGCACTGGCGCTGCCCCAAGTGCTTGCGCTCCATGATCTAGCGCCCCATCCGGTTCCAGCAACATAGGCATTCAAGCCAGTATTGATCTGATACGCACCAACTACACTAGCGCCGCCATTACCTGTGTCACTGGCGTTTGCTGTAACAGTAACGCCATCTGTATCTTTGGCTGTAATAGTGTATGTGTTCGCTGTGGGTACACCAGTTATCTGGTATTCTTGATTCAGCACATCAGCAATTATGTTGCCGCCTAAGCTGACCGCGCCAGAAAATGTCACGAAGTCATTGAGAACTGCGCCATGTGATGTGTTGGTCACAGTGATAGTTGATGAGCCGTCTGTTGCAGAGAACGTAACCGCACCAGCCGCAGTGGTTGTTCTTATCGGGGTTATGTCAGAGTAATCATTACCTTCTGAAACATAAAACTTCAGGTTTGTGCCAACACCTATGTATCGCAAAAACTCTAAAGATGCCCAGTCAAATAGAGATCGACAAACACCAAGGAAATAATTTTGCGTTAGCTTTACCCATCCACCGATTTTTTCTGGGCGACCTTTTCTGAAACGAACTTTATCTCCATCGTACCAACCAGCATCTGCTGTGTACTCTGTGCCTTCCTTGTCTATCCCGGGGTTAAACCGTATCTTGGATAAGGCCATTGTATTTCTCTATCGCATGTTTTGGAAACGTGGATTAATTTGACCGTTTCGAGATCCTCCAATAGCATAAGGGTTAGCTGGCCCAGCTGAAGAAGCTAGACGAGGATTGCTAGTTGCGTATGCTGCACGATCCCGAGCAATTAAATCAGGCGATTGCATTGGTGAAGGGCCGCCGACCATGCCCTGCATTCTTTGGGCAAGTTGCTGTGAATTAAATGTAGAGCCAAGCCCCAATCCTGTGTTCCCTGTTGTAGGCTGTCCCGGAGACATTAGTGATTGCAGATTAAATAGCGACCCAAGGCCAGACCCCATAGTTCCAGAGGAAGCTGTTTGCGGAACATCTGGATTGCGAAATTGCTCTTGAAATTGTTGTCTAGCTTGCTCCGCAGCTCTATTGATGGCCTCATCATTTAATCCAAGAGATGCGGCTTGCTGGGCGGCTTGCTGGGCGGCTTGCTGACCAAAATCACCAGCTCCCATGCCATTAATTGACTGAGCGCCAAGTCCAGAGTTCATAGCTCCGGTGGTTTGCTGTCTGTAGCCCTGACCTGATGTTGGTGGCTCTAGACTGACAAGATGCTCACGAGCATACCTAGATTGAGCAGCCTGTTCGTCAGCCATTAGTTGATTTGTTAGTGCCTGTTGATTCACATCTATTCCGGGGTCTCGGGTTAGTATCATGCTCTCGTCCTGAATAGGTGCCTGCCCTATCCTAGCACCACCACCTTTCCCACCAAGGTTTGGTATGTTCATCGGGGCACCCTCTACAGTGCCTTGTGGCATTTGCTGCTGAGTTGGGTCTGGGAATGTAGGGCGAGGCTGACCATAAAAAGCTCCGCCGGGGCCGTATGGATCAAACACTCTAAATTCATCTGGGTTATACCCACCAGCAGGATATGGATCTGGGCGTGTCTGAGGCTCTGGCGGAACTGATATTTGAGCTTGAGGTGCTGGCGGAAGCTGTATCGTTTCAGCTGGGGGCTTGCTTTGCCCCGGATTAGCATTTGCCAATATCTCATCTGGATTTGCATAGCCAGCTTGAACCAGCATATCACGAGTAACAGCGCCGCTCTGCAAACCTTCTTGCCCTAGACTTCTGATCTGATCACGCATTGCGGCTGATTGATCCACAGGCTGTGCTGTAACCTCTGGCGTAGGTGTCATCGGGTTGCCAGTATTCCCAGTGTTTGGATTGTACGGCTGCTGAATTGGATTTGGATTGTACGGCTGATAATGCGGATTATTAAACGAAAATATGTTTGAAGGCTGGCCGTATCCAGCAAACTGTTGGGGCGCAAATGTTGGTTGCCCATACCCAAACGGGGTAGGGGGTCTTTGATAGTTTCCACCTTTACCGCCGGGCGATGGCATTGGATATGGCTGGATGCTCATCGGCGGTCTTGATTGACCGCCCTTGCCACCGGGTGACTGCATAGGCCTGTTCATTATCTGCCCACCAAACTGACCCGACTGCTGATATGCGGGGCCGCCAAATGATGGCTGCCCGCCCTTTGATGGGCTGGATGGTTGGCGATAGCTCTGACTGCCAAACGGATTTTGATAACTTGACTGTGGCATTGACCCGCCTTTTGTTGGACTGGTGCCAGATCTTCCTTGACTCATTATTGATTCCTCTCTATATCATTTCCGTGGCGGATCATATCGCAAACCTCGTCAGCTCTATACCCAACTTGTTTTTGCCACTTGCTGTCGTAAAACTCATCAGCAGCTTTGCTGTAATTTTTTTCAGCCATGTGGGCCAACGCCTTCTTGAACCCAAGCAACCTAGACAATCCTAAGTTAAAACACAGATTCACCATAGCTTCTGCTCGAATGCTATCAAGCTGATCGAACCAATCAAATGTTTTTCTAAGCTCTGTAACACACCTATGAATGTCGTTCTCTAGCAAGAATTCTATCTCTGAATCAGACAGGCCAAGACCTACATTTTTTTCAACGCACCTGCCAACACCGATAGTGGCATACCCGAGATGATCATCGTAAACAAACCGACTGACACCCTCGTGCTCAACCAGCTTCTTCATTAACCGCTCAATGTTCATTTTTCTCTAGCCACACCCTTGGTCTTTTCAAACGTCCTATATGCACCAAGCCCCAGCATCCCCATCAAAACGGGCATCATCTGGGATACATCAAGGGAAGGAATGACTGCATCCCCGCCAGAAACAGTGAGAGCAAAATTGCCGAGAGGCACAACGATAAAATTGAAACCGAGACCCACAGCACATATCCAGCCCACTGCTGGTCGCCATCCCGCCACAAACATCGAGGAACTAGAAGCCTCAGTATTATTGACCTCAATTTGAGCCTTAGCAATTTCATGCGCCTGTCTTTCTGCAAGTGTAGCTATCTCATGCGCGAGCCTAGCCTTTTCAGTTGGATCTGGTATTATCTTGTCAAGCAAGCCCATTACGGGGCCAATCAACGCCTCAATCATTTCAGCTCCCTAAAGCCGCACGAGCTATCACGAAGATAGCGTAAGAGCCTATGAGTCCAAGACAGCCCGCAACAACAATACTTGCATATTGCCAGCGTTGATTGATCTTTTTTATCCTCTCGTTACGCTCTAAAAGCCTAGCCTTGCGTGCTTCTGCTTGAAACTTAACAAAGTCATCCCACAAACCTGCTCGACCGTAGTATTGCATCAATTCTCTTAGTTCGTCTTCAGCCTGTTTAATCTGCTCAAGTGCCGCAAACTCTTCAGCGTCACTGGTAAAACTATTCTTCTTTGCTTGCCGTAGCTTGAGGTCTTCTTTGGCTGTAGTCATCTGACCAATAAAACTAAAACAGTCGGTCAAATCCTTGCCATTAGCTACGAACTCTTTAACTACCGAGTAAGCGGCATTAAAAGCGGCAAGCTCTGCAATCACTTGTCGGCCTTTAAATCTAGCTTCTTGTCTATCTTGTCCAGCTTATCAAACAACCGATCCATATCAGCCCTGAAGTCTTCGCGCTTGACGTACTCTCCAGCAACCAAGACCTCGATCTTGTTCACTTTATCAATCAGCTCATCATCAGCTTTTTGAAGGTCTTTGACAGCGTCCCACACGGTCTTAAGTATCCAACCAAACAGGACTGAGACTGCTCCAGCGAGCATATTGATAAAGGACTGTTCCATCGTTATTTCTCACTTATCGGCTGCGTAGTTATAAAGCGGAGAACAACTATTGCACTTGCAATGCCACACCCTATCAATGCCTGTACAGCTGGGCTGGCAGGGACAAATCCAACAAATCCTTGCAGGACAGACAAACATGCTAACGCAACGCCAAATTGCACTGTGCGAGATTTAAATGCTTGCTTAACATTATTCATTTACATACTCCTCTCCAGCAGAAATGGCTTCGTTTAGTGGA